AGTTGTCCTCGTATAACTTCGTTTACTAATAATTGTGTCACATTGTTGAAGCCTGATCCGCTGCTGACATCCCATGAGCTGCTATTTTCATATGTGCCAGATTCTAAAACTTTTAATCCTCCATCTGTTGTTTTACTTGGCCCATCACCAAGGTATGTATCAAGGCTAAATATAGTGGATGATTTATCGTCATTGTCAGAGCCATATTCAAGGATATCACTTTGCCCGGATACTGCACCAGTAGGGAGAAATTCAAGATAATTACTGCTTAATAAATATGATATACTAAAATTACCGGATACATTTGTTCCTGCCTCATTGCGCATAGATTTTAATCGCATCTCCCATATATACTCCGCACTCTCTGGAATATCTAAAGTATCAAATGTTATAGTTTTATAAGCAACAAAAGCAGCATCTGATGTTATTGTTTCCGTATTAAATTCATATTCGTAAAATGTATTTTCCCAACTTGCAGGTTCTAATATAAAATTAAAACCGTTAGTGTATGTTACATTCCTTTTTAAATACTTATTTTCTTGTTTTACCTGTAATGATTTTATTTTGCCAGTAAAACCTGGAGATGATAAACTATCTAATTGTAATGTATTGGTGTTAGTTGATATAATTACATAGTCGTAATCACCACTTTCTGTAATTGTTTTTGTAACACCACCTAAACGTAATCTAAGGCTACCACTATTTTCAATATCAACTTTTATTTTAACATAATACTTTCTACCAGATGTAACTGTAAAAGAAGTATAGTATGCTACCGTTGCTATTATTGTACCTTCAAGTATTCCGTTATTAATAAACCAACCGCTGCCCAATGTCCAGTTAGCATCGGCAAAACCTTGCAATGGAAAGCTATTAATAATAGATGCTACCTTTACAGCAAATACAAATTGAAAAGGCTCAAAGTTTACAGGATTTAAAGCCTGGGCATAAAAGCCAAGTATTCCTGTGTATGATAATCTTGCATCTGCATTTGTAGCGTCTAATGTCGGAGTGATAGTTGTTATTGGTGTGGAATTAGTAGCATAGTTATATTCTACACCGGCTAATAAGTTTTGTTTAGCAAAGTGATTGTATCTAACAACTACATTTTTTAGTGCAGGATAATATGTCCATTTACCTCCACTTAATCTCATTAAATCACTTCCTGGTAAATTAGTCTGTATATTAGACATAGTAAAATCAAAAGTAAATGTGCCAGATGCCTGTACTCCTAAAGCACTGTATTTAAAATATCTGTGAGCTGCAGGATTCCTTGCATATTCATTGACCTGTATAAACCAATATTGATTACCACTAAATATTAATCTTGCGCCAAATGTTTGACATATCTTTTTTAAGACATCATAGCAACTTTGATAATTATAATTATTCTTTGTGTCTTTATGATAAAATGCCCTATGCTGTATAACTGTCAATAATGCGTAATCATTACCAGCACTATAAGCAGTTGTATTCTCATTCCAATTAAAAACAGTGTGCAGGACTGGCAAGCTATTTGCTACCAGCTCACTCTGTACAAAGTCTAATTGATTAAGACAGTTTAAAATATGTTGTACTACTGTGTCTTGCCCAATATAGGGCCCTACTGCACTTTTGTAGTCTAAAGTTTTTAGCCATCCTAATCCATCAATGGCAGTTATTTGAGCAACATAACCAATAGACAAAGGAATGTCTTCAAATTGTACTAAATCTGTAACTATATAGCCATACCAATTAAACGATACTGTTGTATTGTCATCTTCGTACGCAGTTAAATGCATTGTAAACCTTCCCTCAATAGCTAATCCAATATCAAGAAGTAAAGTCTGTAAATCGTTATTATTTATAAGTAATGATAAATTGCATGATGATCCGATTATAGGAGTAAATCTTTCAGCTCCTTGTTGGCTTTCGCTATCGTATTGTAATGACAAAGAAATAGTATCAAAACTATAAGTCATGCCAGAAAAAACATTGTCTTTTATAGCAACATTAATCTTTCTGCCTTTCTCATTATAAACAGTCGTTTCAAACCTTACAGCCATTATTGTATTCTGCTAAGACCTTTTTGTGATCTGTTTAACAATATAATCAAATCATTTCCGCTTATCCTTGTCTCTAACACTCCTCCCATGCCCATGTCTCCCATCATTGATTTTAACTTTGATAGAGGTGCAATAACTTCCGGGTCAACTCGGCTGTTTCGGTTATCCCCTACGGTTGCCATGGTGGGCCCAAATGCCAAGCCGCCTTCGGCAAGTTTTGGAGCTCCAATCTTCATTATTAATGACCTTGCTACACCACCAGCAGCAGCAGCAATAGCAGGAGCAATAGCCACCATGAAAGGTGATAATGGTACAGATGCTAATGCTTTTGCTACATACATTCTAATAAAATTAGCAATTATATCAGCAATGCTTTTTCGTACAGCTGCTGCAAGTTCTTTCATACTTTCAAATCCACTTGCTGCTAATTCACCAAAACTTAATATACTTGCAGCAATAATTTGTTGACCTTGTCCTAATGAATCATAGGCACTTTTTGCCGTAGGTGCAATTTTATTAAATGAATTAGCTACATCTTCATTTGTTTGTTTTAACCTTTCATTTGCGGCTGATATACTTTCTAATTTATCTGGCAGTAAATCTAAAGTAGGTAATAAGTTTACTGTATCTATTGGAGTATTTAAAGCATTTTTAACTCCACCTCCTGCTGTGCCTCCTCCTGTTGGTGCGCCACCATCACCAAAAACTAACTCACCTGTTCCATCTGTTCCACCTCCTCCCGTAGCTTTGCCAGGAGCAGCCATAAATAAACTTTTAAATTTACCTTTAAGACTATCAACTGTTTCTCCGATTGTTTTAAACTCTGCTGCAACTACTCTTTGTTCTTCCTGATACTTTGTCATACCAGATAAATCAAACAAATTTAAACCTAATGCTTTTTGTAAATTATCTAATTTACCTAAAACAAAAGTAACTCCTTGCATAACAGAGTTCTTTATATTTATCCAAATGTTTTTAAAGTTATCACTAAATGCCTGCCAGTTATCGTATACATATAAAGCAATAGCACCAATAGCAGCAATAGCAGCTACAATACCAAGTATAACAGGATTAGCAAGTAAAGATGCAAATGCAGCCTGTATTCCTGTTGTCATAAATAAAATAGTAGTTCTAATAAGTTTTATAGTACCTACTAATGCACCAAAAGTTGTAATTAATTTACCTACTATAAATATTGCTGGGCCGATTGCTGCTATAATTAAACCAGCTTTTACTATAAAGCCTTGCGTCTCTGGATTAAGTGATTTAAAACCATCAACTAACCTTTGTAATCCTGCACTAAATGTAGCTACAACTGCCTCTAAATTTAATGTTTCATTGATTGCTTTCCCTAACTCTGCCAATGATGCGCCTACATTATCTTTTAAATTATCAAAGGTATTAGCTAATCCTCCATTCGCTCTTTCCAAATTACCTAAAGCACCAACAGACCTTTTTATAAATTCTTCGCTACTTATTCCCAACTCTCTAATTCCTTCAGCAGTAACTACACCAAATTCCTCTTTCATCACACGCGCAAACTCTGGAAGCCTTTCCTTTATCTGATTAAGATCTTCTTGTGTTACCTTACCAACCGCGCTAATCTGTGATAATGCCAATACTACTCCATCAAATTGTTCTGCGCCACCTCCTGCCCTTGCTACTGCATTACCAAACTGGGTAATAGTTTCCCTTGCTGCATCGGCATTCATACCTACACTTTGCAAAGAGGCAGAGGCTTTTACAACTTCTGGTAAAGCAAGACCAGGATTTTCAGCAACCTTCCGTAATTTTTCTAATTCAACTGCTGCTCCTTCACTACTTCCCATTATGGCAATTAAACCATTTTGCAGTTTTTCCATGTCTGCAAATGATTTTAAAGCTGCGGCACCTACACCGATAATAGGCAATGTCAATGACTGGGTTAAGGTAGAGCCAAGGTTAGACATATTTTGTCCAAACTTTGTCATAGACTTTTCTACCTTACCTAATTCTTTGTCAAGATTAGTGGTATCAATGCCAAGTTTTAAAAGTAGTTTACCTATTGCCATTATTCTTCTTTATCCCATTTGTCAAATATTGTTTTGTCATTATTTGTCAAACTTCTATTAGTTTCTTTTTTTGTAGGATTCTCCCATGGAAATTCTATTAAATCTTTTGGCTTTAAACTTTTACCTTTTGCCGTATGAACATTTAGTAAAAGTGTCGTTTGCCATCGTATACGTTCCCACTGTGTTTGCTCTTGCTGTTCAAAGAAATTGTTATAACCTTGCATAGCCATAACAACATCTCTAAAACTCATTTCATTGTATTGCGAAGGTGGAAATCTTAAAACTCCGAAACAAAATCGCTCGATGTATTCAAGAGTGAGCTCTCCGCCTTCGCCACTACGTTTTTTTGGCTCTCATCTTCTGGTGGTGATATCTCATTTGAAATCATTTCCATAATGCGCGTTATGCCTCCCATGTCTGTATCTACCAAGTCGCAAAAGGATTGCAAAGTATAAGGGCATTTCTCCCCTTTGGCTTTGTAACCATGTTCAACTCCGGAGAAGGCAAGTTCAAGAGCAAGTAAGAGATCTTCTCCTAAAAGGGAAAGGTCACTTAATTTAAGTTTCCTCTCCCTTAGAAATGTACCTAACACGAACATTCCAAATTTAATCGGAATAGTCGTATTGGCAATTATAATTGTTTTCATGTTAGGTATTTTAATTATGCTTTAGTTGTCTTCACTATTGCACCAGTCACCTCAAAGGATGCTGAATAGCTTGTATTCTCTTCTACACCTGCGTTTAAATCTAATGATGTACAAATAGCAGACATTGTGAACACATTGTCACCTTGTACGTCAGTAGTAAATTTAATAGTTAGCGCAGTACCACTAATTAAGTCGGTAAAGAGATCATCAAACAAGTAGTTAGTAGAAGAATCACCAGGACCTGCATACAATGCCTCGGTGGACAGTGTGCCAGAGAGTTGACCTTTTTTTACTTCCCTCCATCCTCCAGCTGCAGAATCCTTTGTCAAGATTTCACGCATGGCTGAGGAGATGTTCATTTGGCAAGATGTTGCGTACCCAATAGCAGTGCTATCTTTGTATAGTCGCATCAACGTACCATTAATTATGCCAGTAGTTGCCATTTTTATTTATTTTTTGGTTTATTAATTTTCTCTTCTTGCTCTTCGTCATTAAAATATGAGTTAGGCACTGGAATAGGAATGTAAACTGGATCTTGCTTAGTCTCCTCTTTCTTCGGCATTTGTTCAACAACAAAGTCTTCATCAAGTAGTTCTGCAATGCCATCCTTTATCATTTGCTCACCATATTCAGATAAAAACACACCTACTTTACCTGGTGCCTTTCCATTCCATTCTTTTAATAATCTTAGTTTCATCGTTTCATTTTTGCCATAAAATCAACACTCATCCAGTATACATTTAAATCAGCATTATATACCTGACTGTCAGAGCTCATATATTTTAATGTTTGTACAGCAATGCCATTTACCGTACCTACAAATCTATCTAACCTATTGCGCACATTGTTTGCAAGTGTCTGTGTAGTTTCGTAATTATTAGTATATACATCTATCTGCACATTAATTTCTTCTAAGTTACTTTGTCCATCTTTGTAATCAACTGGTAAAGAATTTACGACAGTATAAACCATAAAAGGATATTGGACATTCTGTGGAGCAATGTCCGGAAAGATATTTAATCCACAAATACCAGTTACTGCTGCATCAGTTGTCAATCTGCCGTATATTACTTTACCTATCATAACTCCCAAAATTTACGAGGATATTGTTTTGCCATTTTAAGAGCTTCACCAGACATTTTATTTATTACTGCCATTTGACTTGCTCTTTCAGCTTGATTTTTAACTTTCTTTACCCATGCCTTAGTATTTCCAAAAACCATGTGAGCATAAAAACCATCTGATTTACTATCACTTCCTAATGTAACACCTTTGCCAGCATCTTTATACAATGGGCCAATAGCAGAAGTTAAATATTTAAAGTTTTTTACATCACTTACTATTTGTATTGAGCGTTGTAAATTACCAGGCATTATATTATACTTCAAACCTTTACCTTTTACATAAAATTTATGTGAGATAGAAGATTTTGGTACAAGATTTCTATAAGCATTAAGTGCAATAGGCTCTGCTGCTTTTGTTATTTCTTTTCTTTTAGTTATTGTAATTTGCTGCATAATATTGTCAAGTTCAATAACACTATTTGCAAAATTAGATATAGCTAAAGGCTGACCTTTTTTATTAGTCTTGCCTTCTAATCTTTTTAGCCTATTTAACTTTGCTTGTGATATAAACATTACACATAGTTTTGAGCAAATGAACAAAATAAATGTAAATACATATTGTCTTCACTTATCTGGAGATTCTCTATTTGATAGTATTTGTCCATCCAGATAATTCTTTGTTGCTCGTTTATGTCTGTCCTATTTCGACAGGTAACTCTCACCTGGCTTAATGCTGTTATCTTGCCACCTTCTACCTCCTCCTTGTTTACTCCTTTATAATCTACTATTGCCCAAACCTCGGCAAAATTACTCCATGTCTCTGTTCCAAAACCAGTAGTACCAATAGCACGAGAAACACTCTGTACTATTATTCTCTCTCTTAACTTTCCTATTTCTTCTTTTTTGTTGTATCTCATTAGAATAATTGTACGCGATATTGATCAAGTAAATACTCCGATGCAGTTGGTAATTTCTTAATATAATCTTCTCTATTATCGTAACCATCTGCTATCATCATTAATACAGCCTGTCTTATCTGCATTGGCACTCCAGATGGCTCTGTGCTATATCCTGCCGTGTATGTAATTGTTACATCATTAATATTGCCATACAATGTCGGCCATGTAGAACCGTATGCTAAAGCTAATCTTCCAGGCTTTAAAAAAGTATCTACAACATAATTAGCAGCATTGTAAGTTTGTACGCTATTAACTCCATCGTTATATTGAAATAAGCTAACTGCAATTACTGGAGATACAGATAAGTAAATAGTAGGGTTATTAAGCCTATCTAACTTCTCTGTTATTGTTTGTGTAATTAACGCTTGATTAAGATAACGCTCTGCAACTTCTCGAGCTGACTGCAATAAAGTAGTAATCAAAGTATCATCGGCAGAAGTATCTACTTTCAGATAATTCTTAACTTCATTTAATGTCCAAACTTCTTTAGCAGGTGCCGTTGTTACTTTCCAAGCCATCTTTATATTTTTAAGTAGGGATGGATATTACTACCCATCCCTTTACTATCCCCTATTATTTACAGATTCTTCAAGTGCTTAATTGCAGCAGTCTGAATTAATTTACCATCAAAACGAGCGTACATTAAGAATCCTAACTCCATCTCATCCATAAACCTTTCACGCAATGGCACAAGGACATTGTTAGCAACCTGGCGAATGATGTACTTAGACCAATCTCCAAAGAAGATTATCTTTGCATCAGCAGCCTGTGCAGATGGAAGATCATTGTTTATAAAGAAATTATAACCTAATAATCTATCTGGTGTACCTTCTCTAAGAGATGGTTGGAACAAAGTAGTGTTGTTAGTGTCCAAGTTTAACTTTCTAACTGCACTTAATATCTGGTCATGCATCATAAATGCAGCAGATGGTGAGTTACGGTAAGCAATGTCAACAGAGTGAACAAGCTCAACCAAGTTAGCGGCAGTAAATGCACCGGTAGAAGCAGATTCAACACCAGATGGTGCTACGTCTCTGAATCCTGTTGGTTTACCACTACCATCACCAGTTGTAAATGCAGTGTTTAAGCCACGACCTAAACGCTCACCTAACATAATTGGTAACTCTGTGTTTAATAGACCAAACTCATCATTTGCCCATTCAACAGACACTTTTACAAGTGTGTTTAAAACGTGAGCTGAGAAAGTCTCTCTTGTAAAGGTCATGTCCTGTACAGTGACCGCTCCACCTTCAGTATGCCATGAACCTGCAGTAGCAGTGTCATTTACTTTTGGCCAGTACAGTGTACCTGCCTGTGGAGTAGTGATGATACGGCTAACCTGTAGCATTGGGCCGTAGTATGCCATTGTCTTCTCCAACTCATAACTGAATTGATAAGGAATGACATAACCACCAGCTAATCCACTTTCAGCAGTTGTAATCGTTGCAGTTCCACGCATCTCTCTAAGCATTGATTGCTCATTGCTTGTTAAGTCACGCTTTGCAAGAGCTTTCATAAATGCTGTGTGATACTCTGGTGACTTTACAATCTCCCTTGCATCTCTTGGCAAATTATTAATTGTCTGCTCAACTGCATTAACACCTCTCTCCTCTGTGTTAATCTCATTCCATCTTTCAAGGCGTGAAATTTGGTCTGTATAATTTTTAAAGTTAGCATCTGCTGCATCCCATTGTGCCAATTCATCGGCACTCATAAGACGTCCTTCGCCAGCTGCTCTCTTCTGCAAGTCTTCCATTATAGCATAATCGGAAGCCCGCTTTTCTCTTAGCAATTTAGAGTTCATTATTTTGTTTTTAATTTAAGTAAGTGCAGGGCATTCCTGCGTAATTCATTCTGTATATTAATTTCTGATTCAACAGATATATCAATTACTTTTTGCAAATCTTCATCTATTTGCTTTGTAGCATCGTAGCTTCTTTTTGCAACCATTGTGTCTGGGTTAGCAGGATAAGTTACCGGAGAAACATCATACACTTTTTTAATAGAACGTATGACTCTTTTTGGTTTCATTCCCGATCTTTCTTGCCAGTCCTCTGCCTCTACGGTAAAGGCAAAACTACTCTGGTAAACATCACCACGTTTTACCATTTCAAGCAAATCATTGCCTAATGTAGTATTTGGTGCCTCAAATTCGTACTCCATCGCATTGCCTGTGACATTTAGCTTTAATGTGCCAGATGATGTCCTTGCCAATACCATGTTCATGTCATGATTAAACAAAGCAACTACATCTTTCATGTCAGCTTCATTTAATGAGTCAGATGACATCTCCTCATCATACCATCCCATGTCATAGGAAGAGTTAAACACTGTGGCAGTACCAAAGATGGTACGGCTTTCTGGTTTAGCCCTTAGTTCAAAATTTATACTTCTCTTTTCCATAGTTTCTTCTTTTGACCTTTCGTCCATTATTTTATTAGCCGTTCTTTCTGCCCAGGGCAACATGGTTGAACCACCCCAAGCATCATACATTATTGAACCGCATATTTCGTTATCGTTCTCATCAAAATACTTGCCTTGGTCGTATACCTTAGCTCTACTTAAAAAACTATATGTTCTTATTACCTCATCCTCACTTAATGCCTCTCTGCTTGATAACTGCCTTGCTCTTGTCCAGCCTACACTGGTACCACACTGGCTGCTATTATCTTCTTTATGCTGCAATGCTTTCTTTGCTGCATTTGTTGCTGATTGTGGATAGTTACTATATGGCATCGGTTGTAGGTTCTATTTTTATATTAGAAGCTAAAGGCAATTCATAACTATCTCCACCTGTGTAAGGATTCATATTCTCCTTAATTCGAATTTCGTTAGGTGACATCGCCAGTACATTACGCATCGTAGTATAATAAGATGATCTCGCTGCTATATCGCCACGCAGTAATCCATCAAGATTAAAACGTGTACAATAAGTGTACTTTTCTGCCTCAAAAAATATCTTCCTATTAAACTCTGCCTCTATTGTTTCACACAATGGCATTATGGTATAGTTTACAAACATCTGGCTAAGTTGCTCCATGTTGCCAAATGTTGCCTTTTCCATATCTTCTAATAAAACACCAGGAACACCAGTTATTCTTGCTATGTCAGAGATAGTAGCTTTCTTTGTTTCGTTAAATGCTGCATCGGCAGGATTAAGTCCTACTTTCTGGAAGTCCATGCCTTCCTCTAAAATAGCAGTACCTCCAGCGTTTTGACTTCCACCAAAAGCACGGTTAAAACTACCTTTCAATCTATCGTATGCCTCGTTGGTTAATCTTCCAGGATGTTTTAAAACACCGTTTAAGTGCGCACCATTTTTGTAAAAGTTAGCACCATAATTTCTATTGGCTAAAGCTAACCCAAAGTTGTCACGGTGAACGTCTGGCACTAACAAAGCCTTAACACCATCCCATGCAAGGTTAGGTATATAGATGATATTCTCACCTCTATATGTCTTGTTGTTTTCCTTATTCTTAAATATTAATTCATTCCTACTATTATATCCTATCTCCATTTTAGTAGGATTTAAAATAGTAAGGCTGTTTATTCTTGTAGTTATGCTATTCCTATTGATGGCTGCGTAAAATGCACCATGAGCCAAGTAATGCAACACCATTGTTTTATAAAAAGTGTGTGAGGTATATAACTCCGATGGCTCTCTTGATATTATTTTGTAATTAGGATGTTCTGTGGCAATTCTTGTGCCACCATTATCCAATTTTTCTATAATGTCAAAAGGAATAGATGCAACAACACCTCCAAGTATTTGTGTAGCACGGTAAAATGCAGGAAGACCTATAATTGAATATTCATCTACTGCAACGCCAGCAGCAGATCCTCTTTGAAATAATGCGCCTAATGTATCACCGTTTATTGGTGTACTTGGATTTTCAATACTTCCACGAGTATTAGAAAAAAAAGACCGCATGGTGTTAACTATTCCCATGCGGCAAATATAAACCAGATTAGTATGAAGTAATGGAGTTATGGTAACATCTTAAACAAAGCGCACCATCATATAATTACTTTTTGCTTTTCTAAAACTTTCGTAGGTTTTATATTTTTCTTCAAGACCAAACTGGTCTCTTTCTTCTTCCAACTTTTGCCATGCCTCTTGGTGTGTACGACATTCACCAGATAATTCATAAAACCTATGAAAATATCCGGATGTGCAATTAATCTGCCTTACTTGTTGAGCGTACTCATGCTTTGCCATTAATCTTTCCATAATTAAAAAGTTTTTATTTTAATTAGGTACATTACAACATTAATAATCCCTGTTCTCTTTCACCAGATGTGTAAATAGTTGGTCTTTGTTCTACCATTATTTGAGCGTAAGCCATTACCATAGCAACAGGCCCATCTACCTTCTCTGTTGACTTTGCTTTATCTATTTTTATATTTCCTGCTGGATCAAAACGCAACATAACATTTGTCATCATCCACTCCATCACTGGATTACCATCATGTGTAATCTCACTTGATAAAAACATCTTTTCTATTTCTTTTGTTGGTGCAGACATAGAAATAAAGCCTTGTCCAAATGGTTTCATGTTTGCACCATCATTTGTTAGCTGTATAACTAACTGGGAGGCATTCCACCGGTCAAACGCTATGCACTCTATTTTATATTTTACAGTTAACTCAATTACTTTAGCTTTTATAAAATCGTAATCAGTAACATTGCCATCTGTCATAATTATATCACCATCCTGGGCCCATTGCACATAAGGCACTCCATCTGATAATGATCGCTCCCTTACATTATCCTCTGGGCAAAAGAAATAAGACTTTATATGTGGTTTATCAAGTCCTTGCTGCACTGGGAAACAAAGCACTAAGGCAGCAATGTCACGCGTAGAGGCAAGGTCAAGCCCGGCAAAGCATTTCTTATTATACAGCGTAGCATCATCAACTTTTAATCTACTTGATTCAATATAACTATTAGAAATCCAAACACTTGATGTAGTTGTCCATACATTTAGATTCTTAGTCATAAATTGTATTTGTTTAGCTGCTCCTTCGTTTAATGCCTTTTGATACTGGTCATCCATATAACTAATGTATGGAGTAACACCAAGGTTAGGATTAGATTTATACCAGTTCTTTTTATCCTGCCAATCATCACCTTCATCAAGGCAAAAAAGGAGAGGAAAAACACTATTATCTACTTTTCTATTCTCCAATATATCCACCATTACCTTCCGGAATAAATAGCATGGTGATTCACGGTTAAATCCTGCGGTTGTTGTAATAAGAAGTAAAGGCTGTGACCTTGATCCCATGCCTGTCTCCATGACCTCTAAAACGTCACTTGTTTTATGTGAATGATATTCATCAATACCTGCATAATGTGGATTAAGTCCATCCAGTGTATCTGCCTCTGCTGCAACTGCCTCAAACTTTGAATTTGTAGATGGCACATTGCAATTATACTTTAAAACATTGACTAATTTATTAAATGTTCTTGAATCTGCCTTTAGTGATTTAAGAAATACTTTTGCAGTATCAAATGCTATCCTCGCTTGATCCCTTGTCGTTGCAGCTGTGTAAACCTCCGCTCCAGTTTCATTGTCACATAAAAAACAATATACGGCAATGGCAGCAGCTAACTCGGTTTTACCATTCTTCCTTGCTATTTCAAGGTAAGCCTTTCGATAGCGTCTGCCTCCATCCTTTCTTTGCCATCCAAATAACACTTTTATAAAAAACTCTTGGAAAGGCTGGATGTTAAACTTTTGACCAGCATATTCTCCCTTTGTATGTCGGAGGGCAGAGATAAAGCCGAAAGCCCTGTTGGCGTGAGCTTCTGAATAAATATACTCCCATTCTTTATTTTTTAAATCATTTAAATGTCGTTCAACTGCCAACCTTGCATATTTGCCTAATAATAACTTCCCCGAAACAACATCCTCAATAAATTTCATTTAGGTGTTTTAACTTCAATAGCAATAAATCGAAATAAAAAAAGAAAGCTAACAAAGCCAACTGCCTCTAAATAGTCTATGTAATCAAACCAAAAAAATTTAACGAAGAGCCAATTCCACAAATAGTAAAAAGGAACAGCTAAACCTGTGACCATTATACTCATAACGATAATAAAGGTCAATGTTTCATAAATGCTTTGTTTCATTAGTTCATTTTTAATAGTTTAGCTATCTCATCGTCTTCATCTCCACTTCCATCTTGAAAATACTCTAAAGTTAACCTTGACTTAGGATCAAGCCCTAAAGTCTTAGATAATTCAAGGAATAACTCAAATCCTTGCTTAAATGCAGTCCACTCGGCACTTACCTGCCTGGCACCGTTTGGATGAACCATAACTGCACCATCTTTGCTCAATATTTCAGCATTGTGCAATAAATGACCAATGGCACGAGCTGCTATTGATAGGTAAATCTCATCAACCTGCTTTCCAGCCTTGTGAAGGTGCAGGTGTTCACGGATTCTGTTATAGATTCTTTGCTCACCTGCGTCCAGGTTAAACATAGGCTCACCGATTTCACCGGGAGTAAATGTTTTAATTCTTGATTTCTCCAAGGTGCCTTGGAGTAATTTTGTTTTTATGCTTTTTTGTGCCATGTTGTCAATGTTTTATGTAATTTGTTTAACCCCCCTTTTGATGGTGCGATGCTGCGAGTAAAGT